CAAATTAGACACATTCACGGACAACATTGTCAAATCTGATTGTGCGGTAGTCATAACTTGATCAAGAATTTTGTCTGCATTCTTAAGAGATGTGGCAAGGTCTAAATAAGTTGTCGTTAAATCAGCTGAATAAGATCCGTTCACACCTAAGCCTGCACCGAATTGAGTAGCATCTAGTTCATCTTGTAGGGCTTGAATATCTACCGAGCTACCAGCTTCAAGAGCATCAAGACGAGCAAGAGTAGTGACGCCAAAAGATGGGTCATTGTTCAAGGCTTGAGCAAGTTCTTCTAAGGTATCAAGGGAAGTTGGGGCATCAGCTACAACGGCACCAATCGCAAGTGATACACCTGCGGGGGTGGATGCGATAGTGGTAGATGTACCGTCTAAAGTCTCTTGAGCGGTAGCTAGACGAACAACACCTGATTGAGTTTGAGTACCAGGTTTAATTGTAGAATTGTTTCCTTGTAGAACGGGCATGACTACATTCTCCTTCTAAAGAAGTTTGCTTTTACTTTTGGCTCAGCATTTGCACCTAAATCACTGAATGACACCTTGAGAGCTTGGAAGATAAAACTTTGTTCGGTCACAAGTACCCCATCAGTTTGAGTTGCACTATCTTGATAAGAGATAAAATCATAGCCTTCAGGGGGAAGGATAGAAACTGAATATGTTCCACCGTCCAAACCTGTGCAATGTACTTGACAAGCGGACAAAATATCAGCGGGATTAAAGCCCATGCTTGCCTTATCAAAAATAACTGGTCCACCATTTTGTGAGACCAATTCAGTCGTTTTCATAATCATTAGTATTCTCCATCGTCATCAATATCATAATCAACGCTTAAGCTTTCCCAAAGGGATTGCATTGAGCTAGACTCAGCGGTCTTATGATAATCAAATTTGTGATTTAAACTTGTCATTTTTTCACCATGAGCATCAATGTGGTAATCATCCCCAATTGAAATGGAATATTGAAAATCACTATCTCGCATTGCTGAGACGGCTATCCATAAGCACATGACGGTGTCGTCATGTTTCTCTTTCCCTAGCCCATAAAGTTCAGTGCATAAAATATCTGATCGATCAAGATCTTCTGGAGTCTTTGAAGGCATTGTCATCTTCCCATTCTCAAAGAGAGTCGTAAGAGAAGGTACACCTATCCATGCACTATTTTTGTTGCCCGCTGTGGTCACATGTTCCCTAATGGGCAAGTCGGTATTTTTTTGAAGAGTAAAGGTATGTAATTGCCCAAAATTATTTTTTTCAATGGATATGACATGACACAATTTCTTGAATTTGTTGTACTCATCAATGATAGCTTGATAGATTTGGGACGGGGTTAAACCTCTATCCCTAAACATGCTTAGAATGTAGTGATTACCCTTTTCATCCTTGCCTAGTGTAATCCCAACGGTATAATCGCTATCTTGCTCCTCAGCTGATTTCTTGTCCGTTTTCAAGGCTAAATCCCAAGCCTGCACTACTACCATTCTCTCTACTGGGGGTATCTCACCGTATGAATAGAAAAAGCCTCTCTCTTTCGCTTGATCAAGCCATTGCATCTTGAAGATTGCATCAGCATCCGATTGCACTTGATTTTGAAATTCTCTTGTGAAGGATAAGCTACCTGCTGAATATAATTCTTTGAGCAATAGTTTTATCCCTCGTTCTTCAGGCCATAAAACCTCGTAATCACCCTCAATGATGACATCTTGCCACAAATCCCTACCGTCAACCTCTTTGATGACATGTTTATATGATTTAGGCCATTTAATGATTGCGGGGGTATTGACTACTTGGAAAGTTGGATCCTTAATCATCATGTTGTATGCGTCATCATAGTGTTTTCTTGTACCTACCACGACCATTGTCCCACCTTTTGTGAGCATAGGCATACATGTACCCCTGAGCCAATCCCTCGTCTTTTGCCGTTGGGTAGCACTAAAAACCGTCTTCTCATCTTCCAAGTCGTCTATGATGATCATATCAAAGTGGCCACCTGTAATTGATCCACCGCTACCGATTGCTTCTACTGATGGATCAATGCTATTCAAGGTACGATTAAGATAGATCTGTGTGGAAGTCCACTTATCTTCATTCTTGCGTTGAAAAGGTTCATCGCTTGCCCAATCATCAATCAGCTTCTGAGATTGTAAATAATTCTTGCATACTCTCACACGCTTCTCAGCTTGCCCCATGGATTTGGATAACCACAAAATTCTTGTATTACGATCAAGGCACAAGGCTCTAAGAGTGACGGCAACGCATAGCATACTCTTCCCATGGTCACGAGGAGCAAGTAGCAAAAGCTTTTTCTTCTCATTTGTCTTCTTCCCCTCACTTACCATCCCGTCAATCAGCTTGAGCCATCTGTCTTGGTGATTTGTGTAGGAATAGCCTAAATAGTAGGATGCGAAAAAGCTAGGTGAATGCTTAGAAAGGATTTGTCTACCTTCTTTGGTTTGCATCAGTTCATGAATTTTGTCATTCATCGTTCAATCTCTTTTGTGATGATATTGTTTTGGCAAGCATATGACCAATTTGGGCAAGTGTTTCAGGGGATGCGTCAATAGCAAGCTCTTTTTTCTCGGTAGTGATTTGTTCAATTGCAATCTCTAGCTTGTCCAATCCACATAAGGTTGCTTGCCTTTTTTGTGCTTCAAGGATGAGTTTCATATATGAGATTTTGTCTTTATCATTGACTTGTACCTCATCCCACGCTAAGGCTTTGATCCGTTCACATTCTTGATATAAGGCTTCTCTTCTACTATTTGCTTGTGCTGGTGTTAAAGTTTTGCTCCACCGAATTTTAAGTTCATCCACAAGTTTTTGAACGGTAGCGAAAGATATCCCAGTGATATCAGCGATTGCACTCGTTGCAAAAATCCTATGTACCCCAATGATATATTCAATGATAATCATCCATCTTTCCTTATTTAGATCATCATATGGAAGAGGTGGTACATCTTGACCTACTAGAATAGGGTGCACCTTTTCAGCTACTGGCTTCTCTATGTGTAGATCTGCATCAGGATCGTTCAGTTGTCGTTCAAGTAGTGAGTAGTTGTAATTTGCTTTTCGTGACATGTTCTTAGTCCTAGCTATATGTTGCGTATTTAAGTCTTTGCTCTTGTCCAGTTATCCTTGAGATTGTATCAGCACCTTGCCGAGCCTTCCACATGGCACTACCAAAAAGACCATGAGAGAAATAGTATACCTCTACTTCGTCAGCTTCTTGACCATGCCTATGTGTACGAGCTAGTAGTTGCTCCCAAGTAGCTGGATCAGATAGAGGATGAGCGATTAAGTTTACATTCCATGCTTGTAAATTCTTCCCCGTCCCATGGCTTTTGATAGAGGCTATGCAACGGTGCGAATTTTGGGTAGGGATTTCAGTACCACCTCTATAATAAGGTATACTTAGTTCTTGTTCTAGTCTATTGCCTAGCTCTGACATACCTACCCATATGATAAAATCATCTTCTCTAGTAGATACCCACGCCTTGATTGCTTCTACAAAATAATCATCAAGCCAGATACATTTAGTAGGAGGCTTCTCTTTGTGCTTTTGGCTATCCCATGCTTGCTTTGCCATGAGAAAGTACCTTTGAAAAGCAATAGGTAAGATATCAACATTTTGCTCAACCATAGCGGGGGAGTCAATACCTTCAAGTTCAAGATCAAGCACTTGTCTAATCGCTTTCCCATAGAGCGAGCGAGTAGTGAGCCACTCTTCATCTGGTCCATGTGGCCAATCCCAAACATAAAGAAAACCCATCATCATCTGAGCATAGGCTCTAAGAGCAAAAGCGTCAGTAGTTTTCCACAAATGTTGGCTATCCTCTATCATCTTGATATCAAGTTCAAAATCCCCCAAAGCGTCCGCCATCCTTTTTTCATTGAAGGCTTGATTGATTGCATGGATCAGTGTACGAGGTACTTGTAACTTATTTGCAAACATGTTGAGAGATGAAGGGACAATATCTTTACCCGTCAGTACTACCCCATCACAAGTAGCAAGCCTCTTGTAAATGCTCTCTTTTACTGCCAAACCGTCCACTTGCCAATGTCGTTTAAACTCAATGTATTCAAAACCGCTTGCTTCACCGTTGATCAGTCTATCCCATACTTGTACTTGCCTATTCTCACGAGGAAAGGGGGATTGATCTAGTAGCGACCAATCCGAGAGATGAGCAATATCAGCAACGCTTTTGTTCATGAGTGTACCTGATAGCACAACGAATTTAGTATCTTGTTTCTTAGCTAGGTACAAGCCTAGTCTTGAGGCTCTAGCTGATCTTAAGTTTTTTATGTAGTGAGCTTCATCACAAATAATCAGATCAGGGGATAGCTTGAAGAGTAAGTCTTTCCCTTTGGGGGTTTGGATTTGCTCATAACTAATCACTTCAATCGGTATCAAATTGAAATGCTGAGCATAGATTGACCATTCAAGCTTAGTCTTATCTCTTAGTGATGCGGGGACAATCAAGAGGGGATTACAAGCCTTAGCAACAAGCGGTAAAAGAAAGGTTGTCAGAGTCTTACCAGTACCACAACCAGCAAGAGCAACTAGACCGCCAACTTTCTCAAATTCATAGAGCATAGAATTTTGAATATGTCTAAGTTTCATTGTCCCTTGCTCAGTCTTGAAACGATCAGTATAATCAGGTACTTGATCTTTTGTTGTGCTGGCGGGTATCCTATTGATACGGACATCATCGCTAATCTTGACCTTATCCGACATAGCCCCCGTCATGAACATGTCCACGAGGCTTTTACTCATCAAACACCTCGTACAACGATATCAGCTAATGCTTCAAGCGTTGCCCCAATCTTTTGATACTCAAATGATCTTGCATCGATTTGCATAGAACAAGGTAGTCTACCATTTTGCATGAGTATTTGATTGAGCATATCATAGCCTCGTCCGTACTGGATCGTTGAGATATGGGGTACTTTTTCCCTTGCACAAATCTCTTGTATCATGGGTTTCAGAGCATCCAAGGCAAGAATGGGTAAGTCACCTTTTACCACATGACAAGATACGAATAGCACGCAAGTATCATCCTTAACTTGTGGCTCTTGTGCTACTTGTTCTTGTGGTGCTTGTGGTACTCGTTCATCAGCCATTCCCTTATCCTTGAAGAGTTGTCTTAGTAGATCGGTATTTGTAGCCATATTTGTATCGTCTTTCTCTTGTGGTACAAGAATTGAGGTTAAATCACTTAGGTTATCTCGTTTACATCGTAAGAAGAATGGGCATCGTTGACCATAGGCAAAGCAAGATTGTTCATTCTTTTCCATCTCATCTATTTGCTTATCGTATGCACCGATCATGTCCTTGATTGTAGGCACAAGATCAGTGAATATCTTCATCACATGTTCCCTATCTACCTCCACGCTTCTCTTTTCTGCATATTTTTTACCTGAAGTAAGGTAGTAAATATGCGATAGCTTGAATTTAGTATGGGGGTAAGCTTGCATTGCATGACGAGCATAGATGATCAATTGCGTATTTGTCATCAGATCAAGTTCAGTGAGCATGTACTTTTTGGCACTTGTGGTTTTATGATCAAGTATCTCAATATGATCGTCGTGTACAATGAGGCAATCGATAAAGCCTTTAAATTTCACGGTTGGGGATAGCGGGGGGAAGTTGTCCAGAGCATACTCAATGAAGACTTTATTTTCTTCATATGTTGGTAGTAGAGCAAGACCAGATGATGCAATCAAGCCTTCGTCCGTATCTTGTGGCGGTTGGATACCTTTTAAAATGTAATTCTCAATATGTGTATGGACGATCTTCCCACGCTCTAGAGCTGGGCTTGATGGCGTGGTTTCCCCATTGATATAGATTTCGTACCACTTCCGTTGGCAAGTATCTTTGAATAGGTTGATCTGGGAGGCGGATAGGTGTGAAAACTTGTTGCTTGTCATATAATCTCTCTTCTTACCCTGAGATTATACTAATATTTATTTATATTTTTATTTTTATTTATCGTTTAGCTTACTTTTTTCCACAAGAATTTCAATCTTTAGCTCAAGATCCTGCATCTTTTCTGATAGACGATCGACAATAGGATCTTGCTTCTCTTTAAGTGATACATAACGATCAAAAATAGGGATGATTTGTTTAGCAACATAAGCAAGGACAAGAAGGCCAAGACTTTCGCTATTCTTAGCTGCTAGTACCCAAAAGTCTTGTGGTGGTTGTAGATCAGACATGTCATTTCTCCTTTAGTGAAACGGTAACTTTAAACCTAGCTTGCCACAAACTCACTGACTCATCTTGATTTTTTTCTATCTGTAGATCAGTGATATAGTACCAAGCGGGGAGATAGATATCCGTCCATGCTCTAAATTTTACGAGAGCCGTCCGTTCAAAAACTTTGGAGAGCGGTGCAATGACATCCAGATCATCAAGTAAGACTCGTGCCTCATGTGATTGCTCGATACAATCAAAGAAAAGTGAAATGGTTAGATCGTTCACTTGTTGTTCTCTTAATCGTAACCCACTCTTCAAATTCGTATAAAATTCAATATCATCCATTAGTTCAATTGTATTATCTTGTAAGCCTAATTCTATCATCTTGTACCAATCTTTCTTTCAGTTAGTACAAGTATGTAATATTTTTTTGTCTATGGTAAAAAATATTCAGCTGGTTGGTCACATAGTGTACCTAGCTTTCGAGCAAGCTCCCATGAAGGTCTTACCTTACCACTACATACGAGTGAAATCATGGTGCTAGTATAGCCAATCTCTTTTGCGATTTGTGAGAGAGTCTTGCCAGTCTTTGCTCTAAGTAACTTGCTCTTTTCAGTAGAGATATATGCACGAGGTTGGGACATTTTACTTTTCCTTTCTTACATCATCTTGATGAGTAGGTAAATGGTTGCACAAAAGAGTGTCATGGATGCCAATTCAGAGAGAGTACCTAGGAAGAAGGCTTTTGCTTGCTCTCTCTCTTGTCTCTCTTGCTCTTCGCTATAATCGACATATGGAGACCACGCTTGAAGAGTCTTGACTCTAGGAAATTCTTTTGTTTCAATTTGATCTTGTGGTTTTACTGTGGACCACATTCCACAATCATGCTTCTTGCTCATTTACTTGCTGCTTTCTTCTGTTGCGGTGATTTGGATGCCATTGCCTACAAAACCGTAAACAATGACGGCTTCTTGAGTCTCGACTGCTTGATCGATTGCATCTAAGACATCTTCTTCTTCATAGATAGCCTTGATTTGATCGACTGTGCCTTGAGCTAAGATTTCTTGTGTTTGGATATCGGTGATTTGAATTTGCATTTTGCATCTTCCTTCTGATCGTTAAGATCATCATTTGTTGTTTGCTTTGTTATTTATAGATATATATAGATTTTTAGATATTGTCAAATTAAAATTAAAAATTTTTTAAATCTTTTGATCAACCTTAGAAACATAAACTTGTTGGCGGTCACCTTTTGTAGGTGAATGTGCCTCTTTATCCCAACGGTAAGACAAAGTGGTTTCACATACCGCTTGAATATCTGGAGTCATGATTTCCATACCTTGTTTCATCAGTTGAGAGAGCCTATCTACCGCATCCTTGCCTTGTTGGGTATAATGCTCAGCATCAATATCGCTGACGGGTATCTCAATGATGATTTCATCGTGGATAAAGCAAACGATACGGCTACCGAAGAGCGGGGATA